GTATCTACTTTTGCGCCCTTTTGAGCAGGTTGAGTTAAAAACGCCTCCCACTCTGTTTTGATGTTCTTTGTAATATCTTCTGCGCCTTCAATTGCACCGTCTTTGACCTTTACTTCTTTAAGGTCGGTAACTTTCATGACTGCGTCAATTCGTTTGGGGTCAATCCCTGCATCGGTCAAAAGTTGCTTGTAAAGTGAACTTTTTTCGGCTGAGTCTTTTTCAGCTTTAACCTGTGCTTTGTAGTCCTCGAACGCCTTGTGTTCGTCATTGTACTTTTGTTCGAAACCATCATCGCCAGCATCTTCTATTTCGTCCAACTTCTTTTGGACTTCTGGGAGTTTGTCTGCATCGGCTTTGTACTTGTCGCGCTGTTCCTTTAGTGCGTCAGTAACTGCCACATGCTCCTCAATAATCTGGTCGATTTTCTCATCCTCAATGCCCATTGCTTTGAGCATTTTTCTTGTTAATGCGATAGGTCACCATCTCCTTTTTCAACGTATTCCCATAAATAACCGCCTGCTGTATTTGTCCAGCCAGAAAGAACATTGTTTATGCTAGTTCTTCCAACTCCTGTTATTTCTGCGGCATAAGCTATACTTTTATATTCTGCAATTTTTATGCCGTCTTCAGTGTACTGCGCAACTCTTTTAGATTTACTGTAATCAATATTGTATTGTTTAGTACACCATTCCAAATTCTCAACATTGTTATTTTTTGGGTTTTCGTCTTTGTGATTCACTTCTGGATAACTGTTTGGGTTTTCAAGAAACGCCTCCGCAACAATTCTATGGACAAACGTGAGTTTTGTTTTTCCGTTTTTTGTTAGCGCGGCTCTTAGATACCCGTCCGTAGTTTCATGGTTTTTTAAAACCTTTGCTTTAGTAACGTAACAGTCTCCTTTATAGTTATTGTGTTCACGGGGGAGCGATATTATAAACCCATCGCTTGTTACCAGATATAGTCCTTCATATCCAACAACATCCCTTGCTTCTGCCATGTGTTTTCCTGTTCCTCGGATTGTTTACAGAGAGTGCTTTGTCTGTCTGACAAAATAATAACACTTTTAGAGGCTCTAAGCGTTTGTAAGAGCCTCTTTGAATATTTGCCTGTATTCGTCTGCATGTTGAGTTGCCGCAGGCTTTAGAAACGGCTTTGCTTTCTGTCTGCTTGTTCCTTCTTCAACGTAAGGCGCATACTCAACATTTGTCCCGATGTAAACCGCCTTTTCGTCTTTGCGTATTTGGTGCGTGATTGAATTTCTTAATCTTCCTGTGTCTACTGGGCACTTTAGCTTTGCATAACCCTCTGCGGCTAGTCCTACACTTTCCAGCCCTTTATAAAATGCAGTGAATAAAGCATCTTCAATAATCTTCGCATTGTCTTGCTCAACCTCAATTTTTATAGAGACATCTCCAGCTATGCTGTCTAGTGATACCTTAGATAAGTCCACTCCATCTATATAATCACTCATTGTTTAGCCCCTTTTTCCAGTCCTCGTAAGACAGACCTTCAAGTTTACTTGCTCTGTCTGACATGTCGTATTTATGACTACCTACTTGAGCAATTAAAGTACATCTACAATTGCTTACTTCTGCCGCATCTCCGCTTGGGTCTGCTGGGTATAATAGACCATTGTCGAATTCTTCGTCTGTACCAATCGCCACTCCGTCTAATTGTCTGTGTGTGTCTCTTGTTCTGCCATCTAACGTAGCAATCCACATTTTTTTTAATTCAATGCCCATAGCTTCAGCCCTGCGGTAGCTTTTTATCCTGCCCATGTTTTGCGCACATGTCATGGCTGTTCTTGCGGCTTTCGTGGCGTTCCTCATGTCCATGTAACCGACCGTAGCAATTCTCTGTGCTATCTCTGGTATGGACTCACCCTGTAATACACCTTGGGTAATGGCTGAGGTGATTTTCTTTCTATTCCACGATAAATCTTTTACTTCGTCAGTCTGAAACCGACCAATCAGCGAAGGCTCTTGGTCAATTAGAATCTTCGCTGTTGTTTCGTCTATCAACGTAAAGTTCGTACTCATATTTGCCACTTTTTCAATCGTATACGTGGCGTAGTTGTAATTTATAGCCAACACGCTAGGAAATTCATTCCTGACCATCTCCATGGCTTTTTTGTCAACCTGAACTAAGTCCTTGGACAAAGCACCGATATTATCCATAAACCAATTATTTCTTTGCGCATAATCTTTCAAGAAATTCTTGTACTGGGTCTTGGTTATTTCCTTAGCTTTGAGTGCGGCTTTTAAGTGCGAATTCTGTTTTGCGTAGTCTTTCATGAACTCGGCTTGTTTTTCTTGAAGTTCCTTAATCGCCTGACGGTAGTGTTTCTTCAGCTTCTTTTCCAGACTCGCTATTCTCTTGTCCGTCTCCTTGTGTGCCTTGTCCATTGTCGCCGCCTATTCCAAAGTTGCTTTGACCTTCTTCGTCTAGTTTTTGGAGGATTGTATTGACCTCATTTGCATTGATATTTGGGAATTTCCTCAAGACTGTTTCAGTATCCAGCCATTGCGCTTCCATAACAACCATTTCGACCTGTTCTTTTTGGTTGCTAATACGGTGGCGTGTAAATATTGGTGTGTCCTCAATCCCTTGCAAAGCTAAAATCTGTTGCACAAACTCCGATACCTGATACTCAAAGTCTGCCGCTTCTTCGTCCATTGGTTGGTATGCGGCATCTATATGGTCATTAGTAGCACCTGCGGCTACCGTGTGAACATCTAGTCCGCCAAAGCCCTCGTATATCTCTGCTCGTATGTCGTCTAGGTACTGTTTTCTAGCTTGGTATGGTATCTCTTGCGTATAGGGCTGGGCTGAACCGCCATCGTCTGAATCAACGACTGCAATATGGTTTAACTTCAGTCTGTCTCTGAATCTTGCAAGGTCGGCATCGTCCATGCCTCCAGTATTAGAAACAATCCAGTATATTTCTGCGCAATCAGTCAAATCGTTGGCAAACCCTGAACGAATCAAGTCATAGGAATCTATGCTTTGTCTCATACCAACTAATGTGGATTGTTTACGTTTTGAACCCCACATTGGAACGACTGGCAAAGAAGAATAGTTTTCCTCCCCCACGACTTCTTCCGAGCCATCTGCTGGCGTGTATTCTGTTTTGATTATGTAAGGTCTTTTTTCCTCGACCTCGTACAACTGAATATCCGCCTCGCCATCGGTGACAAACCTTGTGTACCCGTCCATCTCATAGAGAACAACCGTCATTGGTCGGCTTGAATCAAGTCTCCAGAATCTCGCACCTGCTTTTAACGACCCGTCATATTCATCCCATAATGGAACGAATTCAGTCACTGGGAATATATGCAATCTGTCTAAATTCCAGAACCCAAAAGATACGCCGTGAATCAGTGCTTTGTATGCTAACTCGGACAAATCATGGTCGAATGTCTTTCCTAGCATCTCTTTGGTGGTATCCTCACCCGACAAATCAGTTAAATCTGTTCCTGCTGGGTCTACGAAAGAAACACCATTTGCCAAAGAATACATACATCTTTGAGTATTCAAACGGTGAAAGAAATTGCTTGAGATTTTATTATTCGAAGCTGTGAAGTCCACCAGTTTAGACCCCGTGACGCTGAATATCTTTTGCACGTACTCGTTTATGGTTTTGTTCATTTGGCGGTCGTATAAATCAGCATCACATGCAATTCTATATTCTCGGCTCGACTTATGCTGTCTTATCGCCTCAAGAATAAACGCTGGTTTGTCTGCCGCCCTCTCGAAGTCTTGAAAGGTTAAAACCCTCTCACTCTCTCTTATTTTGCCGTCAAGGCTCATTAGAACCTCCTTCTTTCAAATGCACTTGTATATTCTTTCGTTGGCTTATAGATACGTTTAGTCCTTACGAAATATCTTATACTGTCCATCAAGTGGTCGTCCACTTTTATAGGCTTGTCCTCGTCCTGTTTCTCGTCCCAGACGTATCCTGCAAACTCTTTAAATGTCTCCTTGCAATCCTCGAACACTTTTATTCTATTCATTTGGATTGAAACCGAAGTGTCTTGTAGACCATCTGAAACGGCATTGTCTGCATCTTTGACTTTAAACTTCTTAGTCTCGCAACGTCTCAATTCAGCCTTAAATGATGTTGCTGAAGGGTCGATTATTGTTTCAACACTTGGGAATGGGCAATCCTGAGTAAATGCGACTAAGTCATTGCAATAGTCAAGATTAGTCTTCTGGTGACCCTCGTCTCTGCCTGAATATCTGTATTCGTCCACGCAATACCAGATGTCTTTAATCTTGACCCATTTTGTGGCGGCAAATGCGTTCTGTGTACCGTAGTCCAATGAGATTACATAGCTTTTTATGTCGCTTTGAGTCCAGTCGAATCTTTCAATCTGGCACTGTGTGTAATTTGGATAGATTAACCCTTCTGCCTTAGTCCATAGTCCCAGAATATAGCGGTCGTAATAGACTGTGCCTTGGTATTCAATCTCCAAACCCCTTACATAGGCTTCTGGCAGGAATGGATTGTCATAAATCGTGTACTTCTGGCAGTATATGTCCACGCCTTCTTCTGCGCTGTCTAAGAATCGTTTAACAAAGTGGGTTGGCGTGGAAGGGTTTGCCGCTCCATGACATACTGAATAATCCAACGATAAACGTGACTTTAATAAATTGAATGTTTCTTCGTTGATGTCGCACAACTCGTCACAATAGCAAAACTTGATTTCCGAGCCTCTTAATTTTGAAACTGCCTGCTTTGTCTCTGCTCCGAAAATATAAACTTTCTCACCAAATAGAGTGACTGTCGGGCTACTGCCTTTTAACTCTCCAACGTATTTCTTGCCCCAGATTTCTCTCATTGGCGCAAGCACGTTTCGTTCTACATTGTCTCTAGTAGCCCCCAGAATGACGTTTAAGCCCTTCTTTCCCCGTCTCTCTCTCAACTCGTGGGGAATTACATATTGCACCGCTCCATGTGATTTGCCAGACCTTACAGCACCTATGGCAATATACCAGCGGTGATGTTCCTCCATCGCTCGTATATATTCAGCTTGTTTTTCTGTGATTTGAATATTTCTAAGCATCGTGAGCCGTCTTTGCTATTGAGACTAAGACCTCGTCAACATCGTTTAAAGTACTTGACCCGTCCTGCTCTGAAATGTCGTAGAGTTCTTGAAATGCTTTAGTGCTACCATTCATGGCGGCTTTGACTTGACCCATGACCATAGCAGTAAATATGTTGGCATCTTCATCGGATAACTTTCCGACTAGCCTTTCAACTGCTTTTCTGCTCTCTCCTTTTAACTCGGCATTTAAGACCATATTTATAATCTGTTGTTTGTTTTTCTTGGCTCTGCGTGCTTTCCCTGAGGCTATTCCCCCCTTGCGCCCCTGCTCTCGGGCTTCTTCAGGGCTTAAGTTCTTTTTTAGATTGTTAGAATTACCTCTCGGCATGTACACCTCCTTGTTTGCATAAATTATAGCAAGTTTGCTATTTGCAAACAAAAAAGGTTATTTTAGTTCTCGACCACACATAGGGCAATAATAGATTTTTGCTTCTGCTGGCTCTATTCCTCTTATGCTGTCATAGAACCCCGTCAACTCAAGATTTCCTTTAGTAATTGAAATATCGAATCTTGCGTATTCGTCTCCTACTCTGATTATTGGTCTATTTTGGTTCTTGTTCTTGCAATATTTGCATGACATTTTAAATTTTCCCCCATACGTCTAATAAATCTTTCATTCTTGGCGACTATTTGCGTTTTGTTGATTGGCAAATCTAAATCTAACGCCATGTGGATAACATCAGTAAATTCGCTCTCCAACTCCTTGTACGTGTCCTCCCATGTGCTTGGAGTCGGGTTTTCTCCCCTTAGTATTCTGGCGCATTTCAGTGCTTTATGGGCGCACTCGGTACATTCCTCAGCAAGATTTTCCAGTGCCGCCGCTTTCCCTACGTTTTCAGTGATTATTCCCATGGTGATTTGTACCCCATATCGTAGTATTTTTCTGAATTTTCAGCCAAAGACCTGCACGCCATAGAGATTTCAGGGTATGTTGCCTTTAGGGCTTTTGCATCGTCTCTTATCGCAAACATCAGTTCTTTGACCCTGTTCATGTTGACTTCGCGCCCTTTATAGTCTGTTCCCACGATTTCCCCTGTCTCTCAATATCTCAACGATTTTAAAAACTGAACTAACCAAAATCGCGCAAACGAATAGAATCACTCCAAATATTGAAAGCCCTATTAGTACACCTAGTGTGTTTAATATTGCGTTGTTAACGATTTCAATCATTCTCCCACCTTATTTCATGCCCTCTGTGTGGTTTGCCTGAGTTGGCATATTTCTTTAAAGTTTCCTTGCTTATTCCTGTCGCCGCTGTCGCTTCTTTAATCGTCAAATATAATAAGCCGTCAACTCTGATTTTCTTTCCTTTTGGGTTTACGGTTTCTTTTTCGATTTCTGTCGGCTGTGGGTTTTTATGCTCGAACCCTGAGCCAGGATTGCCGTAAATCTTCACTACATACTCCAGTACTTTTCGACTGCTTCTTTGCTTAGTCGATATGGTTTATATTTGTCGCTTCTGACTATAATCCAATTGTCCTTAATATCCACCACTTCACGAAATGTTCTTCCTGACTGGTCGCAGTGAATCGTGTCTCCGATTTTTAGATTGTCTACGTTTAGCATTATTACTCCACCCCATCTAGCTTACGTTGACGCTCTAGAAGGTCAAGAATCACCGCATATCTGCAATAATCGCACGTATACAATTCACACATTTCCGCCATTTTATCGCCCCAGTACTCACATCCAATATTGTTAGCATCCTCGTTGATTTTTTCCTGCGTATCCTCAACACAACGCTTGATTATTGGAATCCTTCCATCTTCACACGCTGGACGAATGTAGTTCATTTCATAAACTGGGTCGATGCCGCGATATTGTCCGAACTCTTCCAATGCTTCTTTCGAGAATATTGCGAGACGTGTTAGTGTTTCAGGCTCTTTCATGTATCGGTCGATAATAAACTTGTCCCCAAACTGCACTGGCTCACCATCTTCGAACTGCGGACGCTGTAGGTATTCTCGCTCTATGCGTTCCACGATTTCCTCGAAAACCAAGTCTGCCAAATCGCTTGCTTGCGAATACAGAGTAATGTCGATTCCCAAATCCGCGGCGGCTGTTCTAATCACTGAATGCAGGCTCTCTTTGCCGTCCTTGG